GGGCATTACGTCAAGTTTGCACTTGATGATTCATTCCTTCGTACAGAACCAATGGAGCGACTTCTTGTAATTGAGAAGATGCTTGAACTTCAACTAATTACAACTGAACAAGCGATGGAAATGGAAGATTTAACTCCAAACGGAAGTGAGACAATATAATGGAAACCTTGTACATCGAAGCCGCCTCTATTGAGTGCAGCGAAGAACGCCGCGAAATCTCTGGCAAAATCGTGCCAATGGGAACTGGTGAAATTGGACAGACCAATCTAGGCGCATACACATTTGCTGCTGGCTCTATCGAAATTGCTGATCCGACAAAGATTAAGCTGCTGTCACAACACGACATGAAGAAGCCAGTTGGTCGCATGACTTCGGCAGAAGTCCGCGAAGATGGCATTTATGCAACCTTTAAGTTGTCACGTTCATCAGGCGGCAACGATGCGCTTGTCATGGCACAGGAAGGGCTTGTGTCTGGCTTGTCAATCGGCGCAGAGATTATTTCATCTAAGCCATCACGCGATGGCTACACAGTCGTAACAGCGGCGAAGTTAAAAGAAGTTTCTCTAGTCACAGAAGCGGCGTTTAAGTCTGCGGAAGTTCTAGAGATCGCAGCAGAGGAAGTTACCCCTGCTGAAACTCCAACTACAGAAAGCGAGACAGCCCCCGTGGAAGAATCAACCACTCCAGCAGTCGAAGCAACACCAGTAGAAGCTGCGGCTGTGGAAGCTGCTCGCCCTACTGTTCAGGCAATGATGTACACAACACCAAGAATTGAAGTTACAAAGCGCAATTACTTGGAAAACACACTTAAGGCTAATGTCTTTGGTGACGATGAATCACGTCAATGGCTACGCGCTGCTGACAACGATCAGACAACAGGTGCAGGATTTATCCCAACACCACAGAGCACACAGCTCCTCAACTTCCTCTCAAACGCTGACCGTCCGATGATTGACTCGGTCTCTCGTGGCACAATGCCAGAGTTTGGAAAAACATTTGAGTTGCCAAAAATTACTGAAGTTCCTCTTGTTGACCAGATTGACGAGAATGGCGCAGTAACAGAGTCACAACTTGAAGCATCATTTATTACAGTTACAAAGAAGTCATTTAAGGGTCGCGCAATTACCACTCTTGAACTTCTTACAAACTCAACACCTGCATTTCTTGATGAACTGCTTGTTCAAATGGAATATGCCTATGCTAAAGATACAGAAGAGTTTGTAACTACAGCAATTCAGGGCGCAGGAACACTTAACGCAACAGCACAGGCTAATTCAGCAACAGGATTGCTAAGTTATGTTGCAAGCGCAGCAGCGGCAGTTTATTCTGCATCGCTTGGCTTTGCGCGCAACATGATTGTTACTCCAGAACAATGGGCTAACATTATGTCGTACAACGATGCAGGACGCCCAATTTACATTGCTGCAAATCCTCAAAATAATGCTGGAGCGCTATCACCTACAAGTTTGCGCGGCAACGTAGCTGGACTTGACTTGCGCGTATCTCGCTACATGAAGGGTTCTGGCGGAGTTGGCACAGCCGATTACTCAATGGCTGTAATTAACCCAGATGCTTACACATGGTATGAGGGCGCTCGTCAGCAACTTCGTACAAACATTAACTCTGACGGAACTGTAGATATTCTACTATTCGGTCAGGGCGCACTTGCCACTAAGTTAGCGGCTGGCGCAAACTGGTTTAACCTAACCTGATAACACCCTAAGTCGCTTGGCGGGTTACCAGAGCCCTTGTAGCCCGCCAAGTCTTTAGAAAGGATAACAATGAGCATCACAACAGTCGCAGAGCTTCGTACCGCACTAGGTATTGGAACTCTTTATACTGATGCCGTATTGCAGTCAGTCTGCGATGCCTCTGATGATGTCTTGTTGCCTTTTCTATGGACAAACGTACTTCCAGCAACAGGTCACTCTAACAACGGCACAGCAGGGGTCTTATACTTCAACGATTACGTTGAGGACGTTTTCTATGTCGGGCAGACAATTACGGTCACAGGTTGTGGATCAGCTTTTAACGGCTCAAAGACAGTCAATGCAGTCAATGGAAAAAGCATTGACATTACAACAACTCATGCGGCTAATGTCGTTAAGACTTTTCACCCTATTTACCCTTATGGTCAGGTTGCCGCAACGACTTACACAGATTATTCAAGCAAGCCAGCAGTACAAGAAGCCAGCCTTATGATCAGCGTGGCAATTTGGCAAGCCAGACAGGCACCAACTGGACAGGCGGTATCCATTGACGGCTACGCACCAAGCCCTTACACCATGTCTAATCAGCTCATGGCTCGCGTTCGTGGCTTACTAGCACCATTCCTAAGCCCTAACTCAATGGTGGGCTGATGCCAGCAATAACCACCCTACGAGCTTCTATAGCCTCGGCACTTACTGACAATACCAAGTGGAGCGTGTTCTCGTTCCCACCTGCTACGCCTATTGCCAATAGCGTCATTGTCAGCCCTGCTGATCCATACATCACGCCGACCAATAATGACCGCACATCGGTAGCGCCCCTAGCCAACTTTACTATTACCATCCTTGTGCCATTACTGGACAATCAGGGAAACCTTGCAGGAATTGAAGATGATGTGGTTCGAGTCTTTCAGCTCTTGGATGCTTCAACAATCGTGTTCAATGTAGGCAGCGTGTCCAGCCCTAAAGTGCTGAACCTGCCAACAGGAGACTTGCTGGCTTGCGACATTGCAATCAGCACACTTACGGAATGGAGTTAAATCATGACCGATTTAGCACAATGGGAAAAAGAGAACGAAGCCTTCCTGATTAAAATCGGTCAGGTTGCTTCTAAGCCAGAAACAAAGCCAGCTACTAAGAAAGATGAGGAATAAACCACATGTCAGTATATCTAAGCAATGGTGTAGTTCTAACTGTTAATGCGGTTGATCTATCATCACTCGTATCATCAGTAAGTATTTCAAGATCATTCGATGAACTCGAAGTGACAGCAATGGGCGATTCAGGACACAAGTTCGTTAAGGGTCTTGAAGCATCATCTATCACTATTGACTTCTTCAACGATGAGGCAACATCTAAGACACTCCAGACATTGCAGGCAGTATGGGGAACAAACACAGTAGTAACAGTCAAGCAGACATCTGCCGTTACTTCTGCGACAAACCCACTTTACACAATGACCTGCCTTGTCAATAACACAACCCCAATCAACGGCGCAGTTGGAGACCTTTCAACACAGTCCGTAACATGGAACGTATCAGGTACAATCGCAGTAACAACATCGTAAGAAGGAGATAAGGGCTATGGCAAAACTCAAAGTTACAAGGGCTGACGGACAAGTGCAGGAGTTTGAGATAACTCCAGTCTTGGAGTACAGCTTTGAGAACTACGCCAAGAAGGGCTTCCACCGCGCTTTGATAGATGATCAAAAACAGACCGATGTATATTGGTTGTGCTGGGAAGCAATTAGACGTTCGGGTGAAACAGTCAAGCCTTTCGGCGAAGACTTCCTTGCTACTCTCAAGAGTGTCGAGGTCTTAGAGTCTGACCCTTTAGGCTAGATCGGAACTCCCTCACCTATCTCGCAGCTCGATTGAGTTATGAGTATGGAGTTCCGTTCAACTCCATCGTGGAACTTCCTACGATGGCTTTCAAGGCTCATGTACAGGTATTAAAGGACATAGCAAAGGAGCAAAGCGATGCCAGTAGAACTAGACAACGCCGTAGCTCTTAGCAAAGCCCTGAAAGAATATGCACCTGAATTAGCCAAAGAAACCCAGAAAGAAATTGCTGGACATCTTCGCAAGGTAGTTAATCAGGCTAGAGGATTCGTGCCTAGTGATTCACCTTTAAGTGGTTGGGGCAACGCCAGAGGACTCTGGGAGTATCGTGCTTACAATGCTGGTGATGTAAAGCGCGGCTTGGGTTACTCGACAACACCTACCAAGCCAAACAGAAGAGGCTTTAGAAGCCTTGCAACTATCTTTAACAAGTCTGCTGCTGGTGCTATCTATGAGACAGCAGGTCGCGCAAACCCTAATGGCTTACCGCCAGCCCGCCGAGTAGCAGGTTACACAGGTGGAGCGTTTGGCAAAGGCAAGATTGGACAAGTCTGGGAGTCTGGCAGAGGCGTTAATAAATCAGCTAACCCTAATGCGGGTAAGCAGTTTATTGGCGCACTACCGCCATTGGTTGATTCACAGCAATCTAATAGCGCAGGACGTAGAACCCGCAAGACCAAGGGTCGCTTACTCTTTAGAGCATGGGCTAACGATCAAGGCAAGACAACCGCCGCCGTTGTAAAGGCTATCCAAGCCTCAAACGAAAAGGTTGTAAAGAAGGCTAACGCCAGAGGCGAAATAGCATTTAGAGCAAGGAAGGCTGACTAATGGCTGGCAATACAGACCTAGCAATCCGCATTGCTACGACCATGGATGCGACTGGCTTAAACAAAGCAGACGCATCAGTCAAAGGCTTAGACAAGACAATTAAGAAGTTAGGGCGAACCCTTGGCGTAACCCTTGGCGCATCTGCTATGGCAGCCTATGGCAAGGCAGCAGTTAAAGCCTTTGCAGAGGATGAAGCAGCAGCTCGCAGACTCGCAAGCGCAGTAGATAACCTTGGGCTTTCATTTAGCAAGGTGCAGGTCGCTGACTTTATATCTAGCCTTGAACAAAGCGCGGCAATATCAGATGACATTCTTCGTCCATCTTTTCAATCTTTGCTCAACATAACTGGATCACTTACCAAGTCTCAAGAGCTTCTTAACAATGCAATCCAGATAAGCCGCGCATCAGGCGTGGACTTAGCCACAGTCACCACAGACCTTGGCAAAGGCTATGTGGGTATTACTCGCGGGCTCATCAAGTACAACACAGGACTTACCAGAGCAGAACTTCAGACCAAGAGCTTTAACGAGATTCTAGGCATCATGCTGGCTAAGTCTGCTGGCGCAGCGCAGGACTACCTCACAACTACTTCATATAAACTAGATGTATTGCGTGTCTCATCAGAGCGAGCAAAGGAGTCAATCGGCGAGGGCTTGGTTAATGCCTTTGCAGTCCTTGGTGGCGGCTCACAAGCCAGCGATGCATCTAAGACTATTGACAACATTGCCAAGGGCATCAACGCCATCACCATGGCTACAGCACAAGCCGTCAATGGCTTACGTCTGCTCTACAAAGGTCTTGACTTCCTTACTTCCTTTGGTGGACTTACAGGCAGCGAAGGTTCACTCGCCAGAGCCCTTGATCGCACTCCAACAGTCTCATCTGGTCGCTCTGCTTCTCCAGCAGGTACAGCAATCCGCACACGCCAGCAGCGCGATGCAGAGGCAGCAGCCGCTAAGCGAGCCAAGGAAGTTGCAGCCCTAACTAAGAAACAGGTTACATCTACAAAGGCTTTAACAGCCGAGCAGAAGAAGCAGAACAGCCTTAAGAAGTCTGCCACAGTCTTTGACCTAGAGCAGATTCAACTGGTCGCAGCTCTTAAGGGCAGATTATCCAAGGAAGAAGAGCTGCGCGTACAGGCTCAACTGGCAATTCTTAGCGGCAACGAGAAGGTCGCCCGCGATCTAACTAACCAGATTCTTATGGCTCAAGATGCTTCTGGCAACCTAGCCAAGTTCTTATCCGCCCTACCTAACGCCCGTAACCCATTCGAGTACCTTGATGCTTATCTTTCCTATCTTGCTGGCAAGGCTGCCGCCATTATGACCAGCGCGCCAGTTCCAACTTCACCACAGGGCAACACTTCTGTGCCAACGCCACCACCTACAAACGTGCCAACCTTCCCATCTGACAACATGATTACCTACAACACCCGCACAGGTCTTAATTACAACCCTAATGCTAACAACGTAGTAGTCGAGTTAAAGATTACAGGCGAAGGCGATGTCACTAATGCAATCGCTAAGGGCTTACAGAACCAGTCACTATCTACTGGAGACTCTGCCTATATCAACCGCAGAACTGGTGGCTTTGCGGGATGACATTACCTGCACAGATAGCCGTTACCTTTGACTTTAGCTCTGGTGCTACCTTTGGTACTGGCTTCGTCATTGGCTCACCAGATAACGGCGTTATCGGTGTTAATTCATTCGGCTCATCTGATGTAATCATCCCTACAGTTGATTTGACCCCTGACGTTTATAGCATCTCAATTAGGCGTGGACGTAATATCCTGAAAGACACCTACGATGCTGGTACAGCAATTGTTCGTGTACTCGATCCTTTAGGGTACTTCAACCCACAGAACCCAGACTCACCTTACTTTGGCTATCTTGTGCCTTTGCGTAAGCTCCGCATCTCTGCCACCACAGCCACAGCAGACCACTTCTTATTCTCTGGCTATGTTAATGACTACCGCTATACCTTCCCTGTAGGGCAGGAGACAGCCTATGTGGACATCTTGTGTACAGATGGCTTCCGTCTCTTGCAGATGTCTAATATCGCCACAGTAGCCGATACACCAGCAGGTCAGACCACAGGCACACGCATTAACAAGATTCTGGATGATGTTCAGTTTCCTAACTCCATGCGATCTATTGCCACAGGAGATGCCACCTGTATTGCAGATACAGGCACAGTCCGCACCACCCTCGATGCCATTAAGAACGCAGAATTCTCTGAAGGGCTTGGAGCGTTCTACATGAGCCCAGACGGAACTGCCGTGTACAAGTCACGCAGCGAGGTCACGGGCAGCCTTGCTGCTGCTGCTACCGCCTTTAACCAGACATCAGGCATCAGTTATCGTTCTGTAAAATACGCGTTTGATGACAAGCTGATAATTAACGATGTCAGGTTCACCCGCGCTGGAGCAGGGGCAGTCACCCAGAACGTGTTTAGCCAGTCTTCGATTGACAAGTACTTCCCTCACGGCTTGAACCAAGAGAACCTGATAGCCGAGACAGATGCTCAAGTACTAGGCGCAGCCCAGAACTATGTCAATACCCGCAAGGAAACCACGATTCGCATTGACGAGATGCTTGTGGACTTACTAGACCCATCAGTACCAACAGATACCCTTATTGGGCTTGACTACTTTGACAACCTAGACATCACAAACGTCACAGAGTCAGGCTCGACAATACAGAAAGTTCTACAGGCACAGGGCTTTGCTTGGGATATAACAGCTAATAAAATGCAGGTAGCAATCACCACGCTTGAGCCAATAGTGGACGGATTCATCATTGGTAGCAGTACATTTGGTATAATCGGCACATCAACTTTGAGTTATTAGGAGCAACATGGCAACCTTTCCAGTCACAACAGGAGACGTATTAACAGCGGCTACCTATAACAGCCTTCCAACCTTTACAGTAGGCACAGCGAATACAGCAGACTACACAGCAGTCCTAGCGGATCAGTACCAAGTCCTAGAGATTATGAACAAGGCAACAGCCATTGCCTTTCAGCTTCCTACCAACGCCTCTGTAGCCTTCCCAGTAGGTACAGCTCTTACAGTTCTTAATATCGGCGTAGGAACTTGCACAATCAGCGCAGTCACTCCGGGCACTACCACAGTCCTATCAGCGGGCGCGACAGCGGCTTCTCCAACCCTTGCACAGTACAAGTCTGCCGTCTGCATCAAGACAGCAACCGACACTTGGTATGTGGTAGGCGCAATTGCTTAATCAAATATCTGCGATTCATGGCACAACTACACCAGTAGTTCCATTAACAGTTGATTACCTTGTAGTCGCTGGCGCTGGTGGTGGTGGTTCTTACTACGGCGGTGGTGGTGGTGCAGGCGGACTTCGTTGCACAGTCACAGCAACAGGCGGTGGCGGTTCATTAGAAACCGCTTTAAGTCTTTCTAAATCAACAAACTACACAGTTACAGTTGGCGCTGGTGGCGCTGGTGGTGTCGCTGGCGGCGGTGGTGCTGGTGGACTTTCAGGTACAACTGGTACCAATTCTGTATTTTCAACAATCACTTCTTCTGGCGGCGGTGGTGGTGGTTCAACTGCTACCAGCAACAACAATGGTAAAAATGGTGGCTCTGGCGGTGGCGGCGGTGCTGGTGGGCCAGTAGGTT